AGTGTAACTCCATCTTCTGTAGCTTTACTCTCCATTTTAAACTCCTTTTTTACCCTATCAATCTTATCTATATATTTATTAATATTTAAAATCTCTTCCCCAACTTTTACATCATCCCCTAGAGATTGTTTTCTCAATAAGAGACATATCTTCGCCCGGTCTATAGTAAAAATTTTATCAGAATCAGAGTTTTCTAAAATAGTTTTGTTCAATACTTTTGCAAATTCGATTGCACCTTTAACTCCAGCTACCGATGTACTAAGCAAATCTTTCTGCTGTTTTAGCGTTAATGTAGCAAAGACTACCTCACCTGATGTAAGGGCTATTTTTAAATCATTTTTAACCTCTTTTAACTTTTTGAGAAGATCGACTGAAATCTGGGACATAAATTTATTTAATTGTATATTTTAATTATTCAAGTCGTTTTTATTCTCCTTAGCTTCCTTTACATATAAATCCATGAAATCTTTTACATCTAAAAACGTGCTTTGCAGTATAAAAGACACATCCTTTATGCGCTTACTTAAGATAAATATATAATCCCTATATGTCCCTGGACTTAAAGGAACTAGCATAGTAGTAAAAAATTCCACACACTGTACACTATCTAAACTTAAACCTAATGTTTTACCTTTAATTGTAAACTCTACCTTTAATCGGTTGATATGCTTTTTATAAAAATTTTTAATTTCTTTTTGTATCGATTCAGGTAGATAGTTAAAAATTAAATTTTTTTCTTCTGAGCTTAGCTTATTATAGTTTATAACTTCCCCGTCTAATAAAATAGTTTCAATAAAACTATCATTATACATACTACTACAAGTAAAGTTTTTAGGGTAATTTAATGTTATACTGTTATTACCGAATTTAATTGTTTCTTTAATATCTACTATTTCCTGTAATTCTTCTTGTATAATCAATACATCAAAATTATAGTCTCTCAATTCTATAATATTACCTATACATAGATCTCGTAAATGTAAAAGGCAGTAAAACTTTTCTAGTATATTAAGGTCTGCGGTAATAAACAAACCGTCTAAGAACTCTATAACTGCAGATTTATTATCACGTATACCATAAAGCTCATTACAGTTTTTAAATGTAAATGTTTTTAATAGAACTGACTTAGAGTTTGGAAGAACTAGTCCTAGCATATATTAATTACAGTTGTTTGTAATTTTTACAAGCAAAAGTAATTGATTTTTCAATAAAATCACCATCATTATAATTCAGGCTATAACCTTCCACAGCAGTAGGGAATGCGTCTTCAAACACATAACCTTTACGCTTTGACCCGTCGTTATTGTATTGAGTGACAGTAATATTCGTTTTTAGCCCAAAATTTGTTAACCCATCAATACCTAGCGCTATAAGCCACGGTCTAAAGAAACCATGCTCTATATCACTACCTGTTTCTAAAACATTTAAACTAAATGACCTAGAGAGAAAGTCCGTTCTTTGAGTTAACCCATAACCAGGTAAGAATCCACCACGATTTTCAACTCCTATAGGTAAAAACTCACTTGATTCTTGAGGAATAGTCATCGTCCTCGCAACTAAAAGAGTGCCGTTACGCGTTAATGTATTCGGGCTTACTGAAGCACTCCAACTTTCATTAGCTTTACTAAGTGCAGAATTAATAGCACCGCTAACATTTGCATCTAAACTAACCTTCCAGAGGAAAGGATGTGATACGAAAAAGTTAGGATCCGTACTAAACGCTTGCAGGAACACATTAGCTTCGTTGGCCATATAATATATTTATGGTCTAACTAAAGTCTCTATAGAAATGATATGCAAAAGTAACAGTAGTTTTTAAAATCTCACCAGTTCCGTCAGCGATTTGATAATCAATAGCATTAATATCTCTAATAGAAGCGCCTACAAGTTGTATAGTTTGAATTGTATCTAAATCTTTATCTATTACATCTAAAGTAATAAGACTACTGTCACCAGGCATGCCATACTGACCAGTTGAAGTTTCGTTATTGAATACAGCACGGGAAGCTGTTTCAAATTTAGTTCTCAGTTCATTTTTTTCATCATGATAGAACTCAATTGAATAACCTTCAGAACCTGGATAAGTAGACTTACCTGGTACGTTAAACGTTTGACCGTAGTAGTTTACTTGTTTATTATCAATATTTCTACCAGGTAGTTGAGCTGATCTAGCGTAAACTAAATCTGAATCACCATCGAAGGATACCCCTTCAATGTCTATTTGCTTAACCCTGAATAAAAAGTCTCTTGCAAATTGCTTTTCGGCTGCTCTTGAGAAGAAGTTTTGAATTGTAGTTGCCATAATATTATTTAATAGTTATTTTGTATTAACCGATGATTTCTTCGAAGTTTGCGTCAGTTCTTGTAGCGTAGAAGTTAACTAAGATGAACTCAGCAGTTCTAACCGGCTTAATGTAAATATCTACTACTAATTCATTTGCGTCAATAACCTCTGCTGTGTTATTTCTTTCATCGCAAACAATCAAGTAATCGTAAATACCTTCGTTGTTTTTCGCTCTTTCGAATAGTGGGGTTAAAGTATTAATAAGTCTCTGTCTAGTAAACTCTGTATTCTGTTCAAATACGAAGAATCTAGAAACTTTCTTAGTAGGTCTTTCAAGTGCTAAGAACAACCTTCTAACGTTAATTCTATCAAATGCACTTGGTTTCTTACTAAGTGTCTTTTGACCGAATATAACTTGCCCTTGATTAGGGAAGTTTGCTACTGGGTTAATGTTAGCCTTGTAAAGTTCATCTCTTTGCTTCTGGTTAGGATTAACTGCAAGATCGTTAGCGAATTGAATTAACCCTCTAGTAAATCCAGCTGGAGCAAACCATGGGAAGTTTGCAGCATCTGTTCTAGCCATTGCAGCTCCTGCAAAGCCTGAGAATGGAACGAAGACTTGACGACCAGAATAATTATCATAAATTAATGGCCATTGCGCGTAAACCGCGGCATATGAAGTATTTTCATTCTCAAACTGGTGGCGAATTGGCCAGTAAACATCTGTTTGGAAGTTTCTTGCTTTATTATCAAGAACTCTGGTCTTTTCACCAGTGATGAGAATCTGACGTAAAACATCCGCTATAAAGATACAATCACCTCTACCACCTCCTAAGTAAGGTGGTGAGCAAAACTGCTCAAACTTATTAAAGATTGTAGAATAGTTATTTCTTAAATCTCTACCTACTCCAGTAATATCATTACTAGTACGTAATCCGTCAACAGCAGTTTTTAGAGCTGCATTACTATTATATTCATCATAGTAAGTTGTACCGGCAGCGGAAGCAGCTGCATAAACAGTACCTAAACCGCCCTCAACAACAACGTCAATATCGTAGATCTCATCATTCTGAATTGCTTCTAATGCTCTATCTAATTTAGCAGGTACATTACCTAAGTTCTTATCTTTAATCTTGTTATCAACAAAACTACCAGCAGCGTAAAGATTTTCAGCTTTACCTAACTGCGCGTTAAGCTCTGTAAATTTAACAGCATCTATTCCTGAAGCGGTAGAATCAACACTTTCTAACTGTGTAGTGTTAACTCTTAATTTCTTAATAGGCTTACCATCTAAAAGAGCATCTGTACCTCTAAAGTAATTTGAAATATACGGATTTACTAATAATTCAACATTTCTTGAACGACTATCTCTAGTTTCGAGGAAGAACGGATTATTAGGACCTCCAGTAGGGTTAAGTTGTTGTCTTTGATAGTTAGCAGATCCTACTATACCTTCTTCTACAACATAATCTAACTTAAACGCCTCATTAGCGTAAATGGATTTACGTAGTTTGAATATACCGATGTTCAAAACATCATCATCTTCTCTACCGTCGATATTATAATCTGTAAGATTTTCCATTACCTCGGATACAGTATTACTAGTACCACGAGGAGTTGCAGATAGACCAAATTGTAAAACTCCATTAGGAATGGTTGTGTATTCTGTAGTGGAATCTGCTGCAGCATTAACCGTCTTAACCTCTAGAATAGAATCGAAGTTTGAGTCTGGATTAATGTTAGTGTTATCAGCTATACCTACGTAATACCCTTCAAACTGGCTATTAATAGTCGTTTGAGCTTTATTAAGTACAACTAAACCAGCTCCACTAAGATCAGATACTTTCGTAATTTCGTCTTTTTCTCCTGCTGTTGCTGACCAATCAAAGGCAGAACCTTCTAAAGCGTTAAAATAGTCGTCTTGAGTTAGTTCGAGGTGTGTAGGCTCTCCTAATACATACGTACCAGAGAGTACATCCAAGTCTGTAGTAACTACTTGATTAGATTGAGGATTAATTGTGAATGAATTACTAACCTTATTGCTGAAAGGTGCTATAATACTAGGAGAAGTTGCAGTTGATCCGCTACCTAAATCACTTTGCCCTGTAAGTACCACCGTAACTGTATTAGTACTTGATGTTGCAGTACCCATACCACTCGCGGTACCACCAGCGGCGGTCGAGGCTGTGTTAATTGCGGTCTTAATACTAGTAGCGATTGCGGCTGGAGTTTGATTATAAGTAACAGCTACACTAACATCTGGCGTGGTGCTGTAACCTCCCGCTACTCCGCCAATAGTAAAGCCTACTGACGATAAAGCACCGTTACCTGTTTTAAAACTAAAGCTAGCATCTTTAAGTGCTGACATTCCTTGCGATGTACTAAAATTAAGTGTTACATCATAAGCACTTAAAAGACCAGCACCGTTAGCATTAGCGACCGTTCTTACTGGATACACCAAAGCAGAATACTTAGCTCCGAAACCGTCTCCGGCATTTTCACCGTATGGTAGTCTAGATGCATAAACATTTCCTGGAGAATTAAGCATTTCGCTTATAGAGTAGTAAAAATACCTTTCGGCAGAATTAGTAGGAGTACCAAATACACGGTCCAACTCTTGCTTAGTAGTAATTTTTAAAACTTCATCCAAAGGTCCTTGCTGAGCAAATCCTGTAATATAAAAATTTGTACCTATATTCTGAGGTGCAATAAGAGATAGATCCGTTTCTCTTATCTCAACACCGGGTGAGGTGATAGTTCTTTGAGCCATAAAAATATTTATTTAAATTCGGCCCAAAAAACTCAAAAATCTACAATTTCAGTGTGAAGTTGTGAATAAACAAAGGTAAATCCGGAAACTATCTCGTCTGTATTTTGATAATCGTAATCTATTGAATCAATCGACGTTGGAAACGCCTTAGTATAAGTAAATTTTATTTTATCGTTGTTAAATTCATCTTTACCTTTAATTGTAAGGTTTGTTTGATAATCAGCAAAGTTTTCATCAACTTTAATCTCTCTAGCATTATATCTTCCTTCTCTCTGATCATGTAAAAGGTTTAGCCAATTATATAAAACCCAGTAGTTTTTATACTCATTATCTATTTTAAATTTAACACTGACAGGAGGGTAAGAGTTTTTTGAATGAGATGACACATATAGTGTATTACCAGCGTATCTATTTTCTACAGCCGGTACAACTATCTCAGGCACAGCAGTACCGAATATTGAAAATTGTACAGAATCTGGTACAATAGTTTTATTATCATTCTTAAACTTAGAGCTAAATCTCTTATCTTTTAAAATTGGCGGCACGTCAAAAATTAAAAGAAACTTATCTGCTCTAGATTTATTAAGAATAGATTGCGGTGTAGCGTTTCTTGCCATGTCTATATTTATTACTGAAGGTGTGTAAACCCATTCATTTCTAATTCAGCCATATCATCCTCCGCTTGACTATCACCCATACCGAATACGACTGGTGGTAGCATATTATTTGACCCTACTACTTCATTATCTGAATATATGGAAGTTGCGTCTTCAAAGTATTGAATGCCGTAATCCATAGGCTCCAATACAAGAGGCTTACCCATATCGTCTAATTCTAATATCTCAAAGAAACGCTCTGTAATCTCTTTTTCTAATATGAATAGAGCATATAATGTTGACATTACCTTATCATCATGATAACCTTGTCTAGCTTTCCAAGTACCGTTAGGATACCTAACGAAAGATTTTAATTCTTTGAGCGTTTCTTCATCCCGAATAGTAACAGAACGCGCTTCATTAATATAATAACGCATATTAAGAACACCTTTATATTTAGTATTTGTATGCGCTATC